GGATTAAACTAAGAGTGTCCTTGTGTTCAGGGAAGAAGGCATGATAGATCATCAGCTCGAGTTCACGCATAACATGCGTTATGGAACCATCGAATTTGGAGAAGTCATTCTCAAGGCAGCAGGGAGCAGTATGTGAGATCTCAGAAATATGCTCGGCTAACTCAGCTGGTGGGCGACCAAAGCCAAACCAGGGACACGCATGTAGAGCATCCTGCAAGGCATAGGAGAAAGGATATAATTTACTCTGGACAATTGGGTCAATGGGAGAGATTAGCCGGCAGGCCTTTATTGTCTCGTTGACTTCGTTCTTCATGAACTGTTATATCTTCCGACACTCGGCTGAGATTGGGGTTTTAAAAGAATCGGACATGACAGTTTGATAAACAGGGCGGATACGTGGGATCCATTCGCTCACATCAAGAGGTGGCAGAGCTTTGACACGTTTTAGTAAGGCCTCCACATATGGTCCAAAGAAAGGACGTATGAGCGCGGGCTTAACACGGGACTCGGCTTCAATGTTTATCAATTCAATTCGCGACATTTGGGCAAATCTAGCTTCATTAGTATCTCGGATAGGAACAGTGGGGGCGGCGAGGTTGGAGGGCTCGACAACAGACTCTTCTAACTGTGTTGAAATAGTCTTAGTAGGCTCAGAATTATCAACATGGCCTGTGAGACGGGCCTGGGGATTCTGACCGACCTGCCTAATCCTAGCACACTCCTGACATGTACAACCAGTCACCGGTAAAAACTTAAAGGCATATGTGTATCCATAGCCTACATGTACTGTTGGCATGTCAAAGTGCGATTCGACTAGGTCAGGTAGGAGAGAAACGAGAGTAGTTTCCGCAGCCGCTCCAAAACGAGCTAAGTCATGTTCAGGATGACGAACATAGACATAGGACCTCTGAGTATCCAAGAGTTTCCCAAAATGATTTAAAGGTACCACTACATCAGTAGAAATCGAGCTGTCCGCCGAGCACACTACATATGAGAGTCCGGGGGTTAATAGCTTGAATGCCTGCCAGGTGCCATTCTTTCCTTTAAAGGAAAAATTGTATCTGCAGAGCTCTTGACGGGTGGTCTTTAAGAAAGAAAAGAAATATGAGAAAAGGGAAAAGGAAGCTGCGAGAGGAATGAGACATATCAGACTGCGAGAGAAAGGTAAGGCATATCTGACTACCCTATAACTGTA